TCGAAGGCTTCGCAGCAGTTGCATTCCCAATCGTTCGCCGCGTGTTCGGTGGATTGATTGCAAACGATCTCGTTAGCGTTCAGCCAATGAGTCTTCCAAGTGGATTGATTTTCTTCTTGGACTTTACGCATACATTAGATTCTCTCGGTGCCAAGGAAGAAGCTTCCGTTTACGGTGGCAACGTTGTTGGTCGTCAATTGACCGGTGGTGTTAGTCTTGCTGACGGAGCCGCTGACGGCGCCGGCGCAGGCGGTCACTACAATCTTGGACATGGCGCCTCAACCCCAACTGGTTCTTGTACTGTGACATGGCAGGCAATTTCAGGTGATCGTCTTGCTGCTTTAGGTGGTGAAGTTGTTACTGACCAGGCTATCGATGCAACTATGACTGACGCCCAGAAGAAGGCTATTCGCTTTGATGCAGATATCCTCGCAGCAGGCGGCAACGTTGGTGTCTATGAGACCGACGCCGCCATCCTTGGTGTTGCTGGTGCAGAGCAGCTCGATACGGGACTACTTTCTGCAGTTACGGGCGAAGACGGCGCCGATGCAAACTTTGTTCGCCGGCTCACACGCGTTATTGACGGCCGTTTGATCATGGTCGCTCATGACGCTGACGGCAGCACCGCAGCAGCAGCCGAGCTTCCAACTGTTCTCGAAATCCCTCTTCAGGATGATTTCTCCGGCGCATCAAGCGCAGTCGGTGCAGTTCTCCCACAAGAGATCTGGGGTCTTGAAGAGCCTCGGGACGGAACTGGCAACGCAGGCGACACAACTGGCAAGAGCCAAATTGCTGAAATCGACATCAAGGTTGACAGCATCGCTGTTACCGCACAGACTAAGAAGTTGAAGGCTAAGTGGTCTCCAGAGCTTGGTCAAGACCTTAACGCTTATCACAACCTTGACGCTGAGGTTGAGTTGACTGGTATTCTTTCAGAGCAGATTGCTCTTGAAATCGACCGTGAGCTTCTTAGTGAGCTTGTTAACGGTGCAACTGCTGGAACTCGTTACTGGAGCCGCGCTCCTGGCTTGTTCGTTGACAGCAACGGCATCGAAGTTGGTGCAACTTCTGCAGCACCTGACTTCACTGGTACGGTCAGTGAGTGGTATGAGACACTCATCGAGACTATCAATGACGTTAGCGCTCAGATCCACCGCAAGACGCTCCGCGGCGGTGCAAACTTCGTTGTTTGTTCACCAGAAGTTGCGAACATCTTGGAATTCACCAGTGGTTTCCGCGCAAGCGTAACTGCTGACCAGGATCGTGGCACCATCGGTGCTGTGAAGGCTGGTAGCTTGAGCAAGAAGTTTGACGTTTACGTCGATCCTTACTTCTTGCGCAACGTATGTCTTGTAGGTCGTAAGGGTAGTAGCTTCCTCGAAAGTGGTTTTGTCTACGCTCCTTATGTACCACTACAGGTCACTCCCACCATCTTTGGCACAGAGGACTTCGTACCTCGTAAGGGCGTCATGACGCGCTATGCCAAGAAGATGGTTCGCCCTGACATGTACGGGTTGGTTGTTGTTCGTGGTCTCCTAGGCGAGTCCGGCGGCTGATAAGCTGTCCAGCAACTAAAAGAAGAAGCTCCGCCATTAGTTTGGTGGGGCTTTTCTTTTGCCATATAGATTAATCTACACTATTTATATTGTATAAGAACTATCTCACCAACGAGAAGGAGGATCCATTAAAATGGGCAAGAAAAGAAGAATCTTAAACAGGGCAAGAAAATTTGCATCAAAATATTTTCAATGGATGGACAAGTCGGACGGAACGGACGATAATATCTTATCAGACGTGCCTCAGTACATCGACGCACTAACAATAACAGATAACGAAAACCAATCGGTAAAGATAGAAGGCTTTGCATTGGGTCCCATTAATGCCGGCGCTGACGAAATAGACTACTCCATCGATGGTGCGGCTTATGTTAACGCGGGTGCTGTCTTCACGGACGAAGGCGTCGGCGAGACCACACAAAGGTATTCTTTCGCAGTTGACACAGCTCCCGCGGCGACAGGTTCTGTTTCCGTCGGTAATCACAAGATAACTGTTAGAATGAAGGACGACACTGACGCACTTCGTTACAAGAGCGCTAATATCAGCGTTAGAGAGAACAAGATTGAACTAGGTGGACTTGCAGATGCATTCAAGGACAACGCCGCCGCAAACATGGAGTTTGTTTCCATCGAAATGACCGTCATCAGCGGCGTTCAAAAAGCCGGCTCCGAGGATGCTGTATCTTTCGCAAACCCTTCATCGAATGGCTTTAAGATAGAGGTTCTTGACGCAGCAGGCGACAATGTTAATCTCACTGGCGACGTCACTTCGATTACAATCGCTAGACTCGCCGACCTGACTGACAACTCCGAAGACATTGCAGATTTGTTGAAAGAAGCCGTAACAGACGATACCGATTTCACTGTTAAGATCACTCCCCTTGACTCAGATGACAATGAGCTTACAGATTCCGTCGTGACCCAAGCTGTCACAGTACTTAAGTAATAAAAAGGATAGATAATGGGACGTAAGAAAAGGCTCCTCAAAAGACATCGAAGACTGGGTAATCTTGGACCAAAGCTGGAAAAGAAGTTTTCCGGCTTAATCCAAGCTAAATCTGCAGAGACAGAGATTAAAGAACCAGAGCTAACACCTAACAATGTTCCTGAAGCCACACCTATCGAGCCCCAACCGGTAGAAGAAGCTGCAGTAACCAAAGAAGAGAGTGCAGTCGAGACACCACTTGATATTGAAATTTTGACAACTAAAGACCTTGCAGAAGAAAGTGATTCAGACGTCATTGTCATAAAGAACAAGACAGAAGAGAAAAAGGCTCCGAGAAGGGCAAGAAAGCCTGCACCTGAGCCGCAGCTACAACAAGTCGAGGTTGAAAAGCCTAAGGCTAAGAGAAAGCCAAGGACTGCATCGAAAACACGTACTAAGGCACCTTCGAAGCCCCGCGCAAAGACAACAACCCGCCGCAAGACCACAAAAACAAAAAAAGACTAGTCAGCCATTTAGTAGCCTGAAATACTAGTTATAGTGATAAACTATATTTAGCGAGGGACACTAAATGTCTTTACCTACATTGACGCCAGCAAGTACGTTATCTGCCGTTATATTGCCAACAACAGGTTCAGTGCTGAATGTCGATAGCACTTTGCCTTATAAGATCTACTCACAAGCTTCATCTCCGCTGTATTCTGTTGAATTTTTGACAGGAGCAGTTGACCAGGTTTCATACGTCTATAAAAAGCTGGGAGGTGACGTCCTAGACATTGAACTTACAGAGGGTAATGTTTATGCTGCCTACGAAGAGGCAGTGTTAGAGTACTCATACCTAATAAACATTCACCAAGCAACTAACATTATATCGGATGCTTTAGGGGATTCCACCGGTAGTTTTGACTCAAAGGGGAATATCCAAGCAGGTGCACTTTCTTCTTCTCTTGGGGGAAAACATGTCGCACTTAAGTTTCCTAAATTTGATTATGGAATGACTCGCCGCGTTGCCGAAGGCGTAAGTGCTGACGTTGGGCTTAAGGGCTCAACACAATTCTCTGCTAGCTTTGACATAACTTACGGAAAGCAAGATTATGATTTGCAGAAGATTGTATCAGGGAGTACAGCCTATTCAGCATCAGTCGGGAACAAAAAGATACTGGTCAAGAAAGTATATTATAAGACGCCGCATGCTATGTGGAGATTCTTTGGATACTACGGAGGTCTAAACGTGGTAGGCAACCTCAGTAGTTATGGCCAATTTTCAGATGATTCAAGCTTTCAGCTAATACCAGCTTGGCAGAATAAAGCCCAGGCCCAAGCTTTTGAGGATGCAATCTACACAAGGATGTCTCACTTTTCTTATGAACTGCGCGACAACAAAGTAAGATTGTACCCAAGGCCATATTCCGGTGGACCTACTAAGATGTGGATTGACTTTTCCATCCCACAAGATGCGTGGGAGAGTGATGACCCAGCTGTCGATGGTGTCAACAACATGAATACTTTGCCCATAGGAAACTTGCCTTTTGTCAACATCAACTCTATTGGCAAGCAATGGATTAGAAGATTCGCATTGGCTCTCTGCAAGGAGACTCTGGGACAAGTAAGGTCCAAGTTCGGGACGGTGCCTATCCCCGGCGAGAGCGTCACCCTAAACGGTTCTGCACTAATCTCTGAGGGCAAGGAGGAGCAAGATAAGTTGAGAACAGAACTCAAGGAAACACTAGCAGAATTGACATATGCTAAATTGGCAGAAAGAGATTCAGCAATGCTTGAAAACTCAGAAAAGGGATTAACAAAGGTTCCTAACTACATTTTCGTGGGGTAATATAGATGTCTGATGATAACAAATGGTCACAGCCGGATTCGCCTCCTCCTCCACTTTTTACTGGCCAAAAAGAAAAAGACTTTGTCAAGCAGGTAAATGACGAGGTTATTGAGAGAGTCATTGGTCAGACCATTGTCTATTACCCGATTAGCTTAGAACACACAAACTTCCACAGCTTGTACGGCGAATCAATTGATAAGAATTTCCTTGCACCGGTGAGGGTGTATGCGATGGTCAAATATGAATCACAAACTACGTCTACGACACCTTTAGGAGTCGATAGGGTTGAGAAGATATCAGTTGCATTTCACAAGAGAAGGCTAACAGAAGATCAGGACTTGTTTGTTCGAGAGGGCGACTTCATACAGTATGGCGAACACATGTATGAGATATTGACTCTTGAGGAGCCAAAGTGGCTCTTTGGTCAAGTGGAATCTAGTTTCGAAATCGCCGCATCATGCGTGAGAGCCAGAGAGGGATTATTCAATGTCAGAGACAATTGATAAGAAAGTTCATTTTGAAGTCTCGACTATAGAGACAATAGACCAATCTGTTTTTAATTTTGTTAAATCACTTAGCCTGGCAACGATGACAAACAAGGGCTTCAAGCCAGTGCCAATTATTTGGGGCTCTGCAGAGAGGTCTTTTCAGGTTAAGCGAAATAAAGAAATAAGAGACAAGCAAGGCTTGCTGGTTCTCCCCATTATTTCTATCAAAAGAAATTCCTTTACAAAGTCCCAACAATCTCCGGGTATATTCCAGGGTAATGTGCCGGAAACTGATGATTCGCAGGGTGGCTCTCTTAATGTTAGCAGAGTCCTGTATCAACAAAAAACATTGAAATTTGCAAATGCTGATGCATTAAAGCTATATGGCCAGAAGAATTTTCCAGGAGCTAACCCAAAAGTGGTCTATAAGACAGTTACTGTTCCTATGCCGGTAAATGTTGAAGTATCATATGAGATAACTCTTAGGACAGAATACCAACAGCAAATGAATGACCTCATGACTCCGTTTGCGACAAAGCCTGGCACAGTTAATTTTGTTCGATTGCAGGAAAAGGATCATAAATATGAGGGTTTTATCCAGCCAGATTATACTTCTAGTGATAACCTAGCTGACTTCTCCGGAGATGAGAGGAAATTCGAGACTAAAATCGCTATTAAGGTTATCGGCTACATTGTTGGTGAGGGCAAAAACAGAGAAAAGCCACATTACGCAATAAGAGAGAACGCAGTCGAGATAAAGATTCCCAGGGAGCGCATTACTTTAGGTGAGGTCCCAGAACATGAGCGCGGCGCATATTATGGACTAGAGGGTGTCCCCAAGGATGTCTTGGCGTCTTTGCTAATGTCGCCATATATAATCAATAATACTCCTGCTGCTAGCTTTTTTTCCACAGCCGGCTCCGGAGGGGGCTCAGATGTATCCGCCAATGTCGTTACAACGGAAAATTTTGCTGAAACCATGGCTCAGAATTTAGTAGTAAGAGAAACATTAAAAGAAGATGACGAAATACCGGCATCATTGACAACTTTCGCAACATTGCATACAATAAAGGCAAATACAGAGCAAGTTTTAGTTAATGGTATCTTGCAGGCTGATGGCGCCCTTAAAGATTACACCATTACTGGCGGAAATACTGTAGTTTTCAACGAAAATGTTGAAAATGGAGACCTTGTTGTGATAACCTACATAAAAGGCTAGCATCAATAAGGAGAAATCATGGCCAAAACAACAAACACAGAAGAAACTACAGTCGCTTCTGAAAACACAGATACCACAACCGCTAATACAACCAACACTAATACAAACACAGAAGTTGTAGAGGTTGATTGGGAAAAAGTGCAACCGGTTTTTGAATTTAGGCAAAAACTTCAAGACTTAGAGGCTTATTTCTCAAGTATGTGTCTTCAGTTCGAGAAAAATAAAGTAAACCTAATGAACCAGATAGTATATGGGCAGAATGACCTCTACACTATGGCCCAAAATCTCCAAAAAGACTTAAATGTTAGTGAAAACCTCACGTATGAGCTTAAGCTCCCTGCCACCCCCGGAGAGAAAGGGTACTTTCTAAGAAAAGACGAATAGTATCAGTTATTCTTCTTGCAGTTTTCTATTTATCTTACAATCAATAACTAACATTGGAGATAATAAACATGTCGGAACCAGAGCAAGAAAAAAAGACATTCATTACAAGTGATATCGGAATCGCCGCATACTTGCAGCTCCAGGGGCGCAAACTTTTGACGTGTAAGAGGCTCGATAGCGGCAAGTTCTTTTTTGAGTTTGAAGATACGGGCGAGACATGCAAGGAAGCGTCTTTACAATTTTTATCTTCTGATTTCTGTAGATTTGATAATAATGTTAGAAATCTTAAAAAAATTCTTTTTTCATAGAGGGGAAAATATTATGAGTATTTTAGAAAAATTAAAAGATTTAGTCACAGCCTTAGAAACGGGCGAATCACAAAAAAGAGAGCCAAAAACCACACAAAATGGTGTGGAAACTGAAGAAATCGATACGCCATCTGAGCAAGAAGAGCCCATTCTGGAAGAGTCCGATCTTCATGAAGAAGAAACTACAGAAGAAGAAGTTGAAGAAGAAGAGGCGATTGAGGAAGTGCCTTCCTACTTAGAGTGTAGTGAGGAGGAGACTTTAAGAGTCACCGAAAGACTCGATGCGATTAAGGCTGCAAAGGCTTCTTTGGCGGACCTTGTTATATCATTCGAGCAGAAAAAAGCTCAACTGCTTCGGTTCGTAGGGACAAGTACCAACGAATTCTACGGAGAGTTGAACTCCCTCAGATTGGAGTATGGTGTCCCCGAAGAGGGATACACAGTTTCGTTACCGTCCAGCCCCAGTGATAAAGTTTCTTTTACGAAAGATTAATTTTTACTCCATTCCTAATTTATATCCTGTTTAATAATATCATATAATATACCTGTAGAAACAAAATAAACAGGAGGAATAAGTATGGCTTATTCAGCAGGTTCTATAGCCTTTTCAGGTTTACCGAACCAATATACTGTCATTACTATTAATGACGGTCAAAGCGCTGCTTACAGTACGCTCAAACTTGGCGTTCAAGTTAATGACTCGAGCTTATCCAGCATTTTTGTATCCGGCACCGCCGCATCCAACAATACAGTCGATGGCAATGCGTCGGAGTTGGTAACTGTATATCAGCAAGGTAACACTAGTCGAAGACCTTTCTTTGACTTCTCTCTCGCCGACGGCGGAGCTTCTTTTGCAGACTGGAAGGCTGCTTTTAAGAATGACGGCACCGCCCCAGCAAAGCTGCAATTCAAGCAACCGGGGTTTGGAGGGTTTACAATCGACTTTGTCGATTTGGCTTCCGGTTTCACCGCCACCTCGGGCCTTGGCAGTTATGGTAGAGATAACGGCACAGGCGATTATTCGATCAACTTGAATAGTATTACTAACCTGTCAAACACAATGAATACTATTAAGTCGATCTTTACAGCAGCCAACACCGCAGGTGAAGCAGACTTCTACACATCTCAATTAACTGTTTCTAGCAATTATTTGCGAGTAATGGATGATAGAGCGACCTCAGCGGCTAACGTGCTAAGTCTTGCTCTGGTTCCATCGGGAAGTGCTAGTTGGACTGACGCCGGCGTAGTTGCCTGGAAGGTAGGTACTGATAGAGGTAACAACAACATGGCATCGGTCCAGACCGCTAACGAAGCAGTTTATGCTGCTCGTGGCGCCTCGGGGGACAGTAGTTCAACTTTGACTACAGCCCAGTTTGCGACTTACATCGGTGCTCTTATTAATAATCTGCCTATTCAGATTACAGCAACAGTTAGTGATGGTACAGTTAGTCTAACAAATGACGTGGAAGGTACAGACGGAAACGTTACAATAACAACAACAGACGCTACCAACATAACCCTAAGTGGTATGTCGGGTGGTGCATCTTCGGGAGGAGATACAGTGGCTAAACGATTACAAATTTCAGCAAGACAGATTGCCCTTTCAGGGTCAGGTGGTTTGTCAGGTTCCGCAGACGGTAAGTCCGCATTGATGCTAGACCTTGCAGGCTTGAGTGCATTGACTGCAGTTGCACAAGCAGATTCCTTTGCTTTCCAGGATGCAACTGACAGTAAGCCAAAGAGTATTACTTTCGGTAACCTCGAGGATGCAATTTTCGCTAACGTCACCACCGCAGCCGGTGATGTCACTATTGCCGCCGGCGGCGCCGCCACAATTGTAGCTGATGCAGTTGAGGGTTCAATGCTTAACGACAATGTTATTTCTGGTCAAACAGAGTTGGCTCATGCCGACATTGCAGACGCAGACGAATTGATGATTAGTGATGGCGGCCTGCTTAAGAAGGTCGGCCTTGACAGTCTTCAAAATCACTACTTTGCAGCTATCTCTGGTGATGCAACTGTCGCTGACGGAGGCGCTTTGACTATCGCTGCTAACGCCGTCCAAACTGGAATGGTTCATGATGATGTTGCAACTGAGTTAGGTGGCACCGGCCTTACCGCAACCAGCGGCGTATTGGCAGTCGATGCTTCCCAAACTCAAGTTACGGCCCTTGGTACCATCGCAACTGGTGTTTGGCAAGGTACAGTCATCGATTCAGCCTATTTGGATGCTGACACTGCTCACCTGACCACTGCTCAGACTTTTTCAGGTGCTAAAACCTTTAGTGCCCTTGCTTCTCTTGACGGTGGCGTGGACGTTAATGGTAACCTTACTATTAGCACAGCCGGCGCAGTTGCTGGTGCAACAACCATTTCTGGTTCTGGCGAATTAGCAGTTGGAACCATCGCGATGGCAGAATTCACTGTTGCTCGAAATGGTAACACTGATATCGATGGTACTCTAAATGTTGAAGGTGTGCCAACTTTCCAAGCCGCAGCAGTCTTCTCTGGTGGTATCACAACTGCCAACGCAATCGCTGGAGCCACAAGTATTGATGGCTCCGGCGATCTCACAATGGGAACAATCACCATGTCCGGCTTCTCTGTTGACGCCGACGGCGATGTGGGAGCCAAAGATCTTACTCTGACTGGCAATCTTGTTGTTGGCGGGACCACCACAACTGTTAACTCAACTGTTGTTGCTATTGCTGATAAGGCAATGGTTTTTGCTTCCGGTTCTTCTAACGCTTCAATCGCTTCTGCAGGCGGCGCAGGTGTCGCTATCGGCAAAGACGCGGGCACGTCGGGCTCTTTGGCCTCCCTACTCTATGACGGTGTTGACTCTTGGGACGTTTCTGACCACTTGAATCTTGCATCTAGTCAAGAATTTAAGATCAATAACGCTTCTGTCCTTAGTGCTACGACACTAGGTTCTAGCGTTGTTGGTTCAAGCTTGACTTCGGTTGGCACTATCGCAGCCGGTGTGTGGCAGGGTACTGCTGTTGCTCGAGCTTATATTGCTGCAGATGCAATCGACGGCACTAAGATTGCCGATGATGCTGTTGACAGTGAGCACTTTGCTGCTGGTTCTATTGACCTTGAGCACATGTCAGCCAACTCTGTCGACAGTGACCAATACGTTGATGGCTCTATCGACTTAATTCACATGTCTGCAAACTCTGTAGATAGTGACCAATACGTTGATGGCTCTATTGATAGAGTACACCTTTCTGCTGACGTTATTGACGGCACTAAGATTGAAGATGATGCTGTAGACAGCGAGCACATTGCAGCCGGAGCAATCGACTTGGCTCACATGAGTGCAAACTCTGTTGATAGCGACCAGTACGTCGACGGCTCAATTGACACTGCTCACATCGCGGATAATCAGGTTACACTAGCTAAGATGGCTGGTATCGCCCGTGGCTCTATCATTTCTGGTGATGCTTCCGGTGACCCACAGGCACTGGCTCTAGGTGCTGCAAATCGCTTTTTCCAATCTGACGGCACCGATGCCGCTTGGGTTGCAATGAGTGGTGATGCTACTCTGTCAGCTGGTGTTCTAACGCTTTCAGCCGACTCGGTTGACTCTGCAGAAATCGCCTCAGGCGCAATTGACCTCGATCACATGTCAGCAAACTCTGTCGACAGTGACCAGTACGTTGACGGTTCTATCGACCTTGTTCACATGTCAGCAAACTCTGTTGATAGTGACCAGTATGTTGATGGCTCTATCGACACTGCTCATCTAGGTGATGACCAGGTTACTGGTGCGAAGCTTAACAGTGATATTAAGGGCGACGGTATCCAGATGACCAGTGCTGGTGTTCTTTCGATTACTCATTCAGAGGTCCGCGAGACCGGTACTGCATGCGCAGCATCTGCCGTACTATTTGGCTCAGGAGGAGCCTATGATGAGTTGACTAACGCTCCTGCATCTGCCGCGGCCGTTTCTGTGTACTTCAACGGCATTATGCAATCTCAGGGTACAGATTACACAATTAGTGGCTCCACCATTACATTGGGATCTGGTAACTCAATAGCTGCAGAAGACGAAGTCATCGTCAAGTACATCAACCAATAATATCCCTATCCTAAATCCTTCCTCATTGGTCCCGACTTCGGTCGGGGCCTTCTTTTCCTTTCTTTTATTCTTTTGAAAAAACCTAAAACTATTTATTAGAGTAATATTTTACTTTTTTGAAAGAGCCTGATTTAAGGAGATTAGTTAATATGTCTGCAAAGAAATTCAAGTTTGTCTCGCCTGGTGTTTTCCTGAGCGAGATTGATAATAGCCAACTACCAAAGGTCCCAGGTGGCATTGGGCCAGTTGTTATCGGTCGTACAAGAAGAGGACCGGCACTAAAACCTGTGAAGGTTAATTCATTTCAGGAATTCGTCGAGATTTTCGGAGAGCCACTGCCTGGTAATGAAGGTAGTGACCCTTGGAGAGAGGGAAACGGACTCTTAGCCCCGGCCTATGCTCCTCTGGCAGCACAAGCATACCTTAAGGCAGATATCAACTCGCCAGTAACCGTTATAAGACTTCTGGGGGTCGAAGGAGAAGACGTCCAATCTGGTGCAGAAGCTGGATGGGATGTAGAGGATGCTTACGGGCTTTTCGTTGGCGTATCTGGGAGCGCTATAACAGCTTCTTTGTGCGCAATCGCATATTCGGATTTGGCATCACCAAGCTTTAAATTTGGCGTAAAGGGCGCCCCTGTCACCGCCTCCTCGGCAAACACCATAACTAGTCTAGTTAGTGGCTCGACCGGCGGACACACCACGTATCCAGTCAAGATTTCAGGACACTCTTTTCAAGTTGTCGTCACCGACGGCACTGAGACTGCAACTAAAACTGTATCTCTGAGAGAAGGCAAAAACTATATAAGAGACGTGCTGAACACAAACCCAGTTGCTACAAACTCTAGTGTAATACGTCCACCGTCTGGCTCCCTAGCTGAGCACTACTGGATTGGTGAAACTTTCGAAGAAGAGTATGAGAAGGTGGTGAGAGAAGCTGCCGACGGTTCCACCTTCGTTGTATTCCCACTAAAACTAAAAGACAATATGGAAAATTTTAAGAGCAGCAATCATCAATTGGCTGCAGCCCGTACTGGGTGGACAATCCCTCAGTATAACGGCGCCAGCAGTAGCTACGCACCAGCCTCTTTAGAGAAGCTCTTCCGCTTCATCGCCATCCAAGAGGGCGAAAGGGGGATGGACTTGAATGTGAAGATTGAAAACATAAAGATTGCAGACACAGGCAGTCCTTCCCCATTCGGTCGCTTTGACGTTGTTGTTGAGCAGAGACGAGGTGGAAGAGTTTATATAGTTGATAGCTATGAGAACCTTAATCTGAACCCTAACTCAAATGATTTCATCGCCCGTAGAATCGGCGACCAATACTTTGAGTGGGACGGAGTACAAAAGAGAAACAAGGTATATGGAAATTATGTTAACCAGTCCAGCTATATCAGGGTTGAAATGGCTCAGGATGTTGGCGAGAATGGACCAGCTGACCCAAAGTCCGTGCCTTTCGGCTTCTTGGGCCCAATCGTACCCAAAGCCATTCGCGCGGCTCAAGACTCAAGATGGAATAAGTTCGACGCCGAGAGCTCTTGGGTTACTGGGGCCCTAAACGCCGGCCCCGCGACCGATGGTACAAAGCTCAAATGGCCAGAAGTTCCACATGTTGTCACTGGCTCTCAAGCGCCGTCTCTTAGTGCTAAATACAGCATGGGTAATGCCGAATACAGGAAATCCATTGGGAATGTATCAGGCACAATAAACTACTCAGCAGTTAACACTGGCATGATGGACCACTTAAGAAGATTCAGTGACTTCAGTAGTATTTTATCTGAGCAAATTAGTGGTGTTGCCTCCGTTGGAGAACACTCTTACTTGTTCTCGCTCGATGAAGTTTACATCACTGGCAACGCCACTCCTGACGTGGGTGACCTCAGTTCTTATAGCCCAACGGTTGTGGCTTTTATTTCTGGCTCACAACGCACCGGCTCAGCTTACACTTCATTGTCCAATGCAACATCGTCAGCAATTACAGATATCGTTGATACTTTCTCGATGCCTATGCAGGGCGGCTTTGACGGAGTTAATATTCGAGAGGCAGACCCCTTTAACATGAGTGCGCGCTCAAACTGCGTGGGCCCAGATAGCACTACGCGAAATAGCTATGCTCACGCAAGTATCGATAGGGCGATCGAGTTAATTAGTGACCCTGAAGCGCTCGAGATGAACTTGGCAGTCATGCCTGGGATTACGAACACTACACTGACTAGAAAGTTGGTTCAAACATGCGAAGCTCGAGCAGATGCACTAGCCATCATCGACCTTCCAGATGTGTACATTCCACCTTCTGAGGCTCGTTGTGCCAGCTTTCAGGACAGGGTTAATAATACTACCCCTGCCAAGAGCGCTAAGGCACTCACCGCTCGCCAACTAAACTCGAGCTACGGAGCAACCTATTACCCATGGGTAAAGGTCAGAGACACTATTAACGCTCGTGATATTTGGGCCCCTCCATCAGTTGTCGCCTTGGGCGTCATAGGGTATACCGAACAGCGCGATGAAGTCTGGTTCGCACCAGCTGGCTTTAACAGAGGCGGACTAAACGAAGGTAATGCAGGTATACCAGTGTTGCAAGCATCGGAGCAGTTGCTCTCTTCTGACAGAGACACTCTCTACGAGGCAAACATTAATCCGATTGCCTCATTCGTTTCAGAAGGTTTGGTTATTTTCGGGCAAAAGACACTTCAATTGACACCATCAGCTCTCGATAGAATCAATGTTCGTCGTCTCCTAATTTTTGTCAAGAAAGAGGTATCTAGAATTGCAAATGGCTTACTTTTTGACCAGAATGTACCGGCAACATGGGCCCGCTTCACTGGCCAGGTAATACCCTTTCTTGAAGGAGTAAAGACGAGACTTGGCTTGACAGATTTCAAGGTGGTGCTGGACAAGACAACAACAACCCCTGATTTAGTTGATAGAAACGTTATGTACGCAAAGATATTCTTGAAGCCAGCAAGAGCCATTGAGTTTATCGCAGTTGATTTTGTTATAACGCGCTCTGGCGCATCTTTTGACGACTAATAGTCGTCAAAAAAGCAAAGAAAGTAATATATACTAATAGGAGACTTAATATAATGGCATTTTGGAATGAAAGACAAGTCGAGCCAAAGAGGAAGTTCAGATGGCTCCTCTATTGGACAGGCGTGCCCCAGTTCGTGGTAAAGAGCGTGAAGAAGCCGAGCTATAATGTGGAGACTACACCACATCAGTTTTTGAATTATGAATTCAATTACCCAGGAAGAGTAAAATGGAATCCCATCGATATTACTCTTGTTGACCCAGTCAATCCGGATTCTACAAAAAGTTTGTATAAGATTTTGGAAAACTCTGGATATGTTATCCCAAGTGAATATAATGAAAACCAGGCGACCACCATCTCTAAAAAGGGTATGGTCGAGGCGCTAGGTACTCAAATACAATTAGTCCAGCTCAAAGCAGACGGTGTTACTGAGGCCGAAAAGTGGAGAATCCACAACCCTCTAATAACTTCTGTAGAATTTGATACGCTAGACTATAGTGCAGATGATTTATTGAACATCAGTATAAGCATAACCTATGATTATGCTACAATCGATGGCGTCAGCGGCAAAAACAATCCTAAACCAACCGGAACCTGGGATCTCAATAGCCAAGAGGGAGCGGGTTTCAACCCAGAAGATTAAGTCAAGAGACAGTTAGTTAATAGTTAAAAGAGGAAACATGTCAAGAAATTCGAGAAGAACACAGATACCTAAGTCTGTGGAGTCAGAAGCGGTACCACCGCAGCAAAATATGAGCCCCCACATGCAACAGGAAAAGCCCAATCCATTTGGGCTTTCTTTCGCCGTCGCGACAGAGATAGTACATCTGCCTAGTGGGGGCAAGTTTTATGAGCAGAATAGCCCAATTAGTGGACTAGAGAGCCTTGAAATCAAGTCAATGACTGCAAAAGAAGAAGATATCATGATTAATGATAGTTTTATTGAGCAAGGGATTGTTTTTGATAAGTTAATAGACTCGCTTATGATAACCCAAGGAGTAAGAGCTGCAGATTTATTAGATTGTGACAAAGTTGCAATACTGGTCTCAGCAAGAAAGACGGGGTATGGTGACGGTCTAGATATCAATCATGATTGTCCAGAGTGCGGAGAGCTATCGACTGTAGAGGTCAGCCTTTCAGCAATGCTTGAAAAAACAAAGACTGAAAAGTTTGAGATAGAGGACACTGATCAATGGAAGTATGATACTACGAGCGAGACTTTGGAAATTGTTTTGCCGGTGACGGGATTGTCAGCGAGAGTAAAACTCCTATCAAGAGAAGATATTCAGTTTTTGCAGAAATCCAAAGAGCAGAAAGACCGGCTAAACTTACCTTACAACGAAACAATTGAGTTTATTAGAAGAGCGTTAGTCTCAGTGAATGATATCGTTGATATGTCAGACCTATCCAAGCTAATTGATATTCTTCCTGCAGCTGATGCAAGAATGATAAAATATGCACATAATATGAACGTTCCAGCATTCGATACAAAACAGAATGTTACTTGTCCCTCATGCTCTACAGAAGTAGAAAAGGAGGTGCCCTTCTCTGTGGGCTGGTTTTGGTCTAACTAAAGAGTACGTCGAGAAGGGTACTTACGAATCGATATATATACTGATGAAGCATGGTAAGTGGACGTTTACGGAAGCTTATAGCCTACCCGTGCAACTTCGAGAGTGGTTTCTAAACCGCTTAATCAGGGACATTGAAGATAAACCAGAATAATAAACCCCTGAACCCACCTATTTAGTCTGTATAGGAGAGGCTTATTCAATGACTGATTTTCTAAAGGGATTAGAAGAAAAAGACAAAAAGACTTACGAGGGCATTTCTCGCGAGGGAAAGAAGCATATCGAATCGGCCTTTAGCAAGGCTGCAAAGGCAACCGGCAAAATGGCGTCTGCCTCCATTAAATCTGTTGGCGATGCGATGAAGGCAATAACCGAACCAACGGAACAAGTTCTAGGCCATTTTACCGCATTGGTCGCCTCAACCAAAGAGTTTCAAGACCAAAACCAAAAGTTTTTTCAAGCAGGCTATTCTGGTCAGATGTACGATTTTTCAAAGGCTATCTCTGCGGCAAATAAAGCTAGTTTAGACTTGAATGGTAATCTTGCCGCAGCTTCTAATGTAACTGCTGCATTTAGGGATAACACTTTAGCAATTGCGGTTGCATCTAAGGATTTCACCAAAACATTAATGACTGCCGGCGTTGCAATGCAAGGTGCCGGCTTTGAAATGAGTGATTTTGCACAAATTGTCGACACCGCAGCTTTCGCATTTAACCAGAACGAGTCGGAAATAAAAGGACTGACAAGTACTCTCATAAATGTGCAGAGAGAGATACCAGTTTCTGCAGGTGAGTTAGCTAAGAACTTTCAATTCGCGCAGAAAAACTTTGCTTATACGGCCGACAAGATGATGGATAATTTCATTGATTTGCAAAAAATGTCCACAACAACTGGTGTAGGTTTTGACCAGTTGATGGATACATTCTCCGGAGACGGGATGGACACCTTTACCGGAGCAGCAGAAAAAGCAGGGAAATTAAATCAGATTTTAGGTAAGTCCGCCTTTAACTCAATGGAACTGTTGACAATGACCGAAGCGGAGAGAGCAAAAAAGGTCCGCAGTTCCATAATGGAATCCGGTCGAAGCATCGAGGATATGGGCAAGTTCGAAATCCTAGCATTAGGAAAGACTCTGGGTATGGACGCGGCAACCACTCGCAAATTCCTCAGAGGGGACTTAAAGATAGATGAGAAGAAGTCGATGAAGGCGATAGAGGCTAAGGACCCAACCGCTATGAAGTCAAAACAACTGGGAAGGTCGTTAGACACTTTGAGAACAGGAATTGACCGAACGCGTCCGGCCGCCGACAGATTCGCTATACAGTTGTCCAAGATGTCAAGGGCTGCAGCAACCGAGATATTCATGCGTCAGAAAGCAATGAAAAAACTTGCAGCGATGGGTACCACGATAGACCAACTTATGCCGGCCTTTCTTGAATTGCAAATGGGGGGCGCCAAGATGGTCAAAGACCCTCGTACAACCACTGGGATTCAAAGAACTGCGACTTTCGATGCTTTGGAGAGAGTACAGAAGATTGTTAACAAATTACCACCCGATGCACAAGCATGGGGCCAGCTGTTCGCAGGGTCAGCGTTGGCATCAAGCGATGCAGCCAAGGCGGTTCTTTTGGCTTCAGAAACAATTGAGAGCATCTTTACTGTGGAAAACCTCAAAAAGATAATGCCACAGGAAATAGCAGTTAAAATATTCAACTCGGCGGGTAAGCAGGTACCCTCGGCACCGATAAGATAAGCCTAGGAGGTAACATATGAGTTTTACAAATTTTAATGATATAGCAAAAGGCAAAAATCAAATAGTAGAACTGACACACGTCGCGACAAGTACGAAGGTGTCTTTTCCTGCATTTATAACAGAATATAGCGACAGTTATCAAGTTACTTGGGGTAACGAGCAGGTCTTTGGGAGAAACGACCCAATAAAACCATACCAATCAACAACTCGCCAACTTCAGGTGGGTTTTGACGTGCTATCCCCTAGTTTTGAAAGTGCTAGAGAGAATCTAACAAATTGGCAAACACTAGTCAAGATGCTGTATCCAGTTTATAGTGCACCACTTGATGGCTCAGGTGGTTCGATTGGCAGAACAATTAAAGCGCCACCACTTTTAAGAGTCAAATTCGTCAACATGATTCAGTCAGCAAATGGTGCCGGCAGCCTTTTGGGGTGTATCGAAGGGTTAGATTTCAATCCAAATAAGGACGCAGGCTATTTTGTGTCGTTGGCAGGAGATTTATTTCCAAAGCATTTTAATATTAGCTTTAGATTTACACCGCAGCATGAAAGTCCATTAGGCTGGGACTCAGAAACTTCGGATTTTATAACGAAGACTTTTCCATATTCAGCAGCTAGCCCAGCCGGCGCCACGATTAATCAGGGCGGCGTTAACGCTACTTTAGACGCTGCAACCACTTCTAGAGGGCTAGAGAAATAAAGGAGCACTTTACATGTCAAATAGAAATTTGTATAGAGACATTTACACAGCAGACAAGAAACAGAGAGAGACAATATACGATAGGCGTTTCATTGAAGAGACCTCGGTTCTTTCCAGGATGCCTCCCAATTCTCCGACGGACGAAGAGTTAAGAAAAGACTTGACACATGTCCAGAGGATCTATAAGATGGGAGATAGGCTTTATAAGTTTGCTTATGAATATTATGGCGATGTTGATTATTGGTGGATTATCGCCTGGTATAACAATAAGCCTACAGATACCCACTTTAATATAGGGGATGTGGTTTACATTCCTCGAGAACTAGATGTGGCCATAAGGATAGCTACAAGAGAGAGATAACATGTCCAGCGAAATAATCTTAAACAATTTTCACCCACAGGCATATCTCATATATTTGTTGTCCGGTGCGCCAAAAACCTTAAAAGAGAGCAGACTTTCACCAGGAACGTCAGCAACGGGTGTGCACAAGCTTCAGGGTCCATACCGGCCTGAAGCGGTTATGTCAAAGATTTACAACGCCCGAGATGCATCTGGGAAAAAGCTTATAAAGGCACACTTTTTCAACCTTGAGACTCACAAAATAAGTGCTCTGGTGCCAGAATTGAGATTTTTTAAAGCTCAGAACGCAGCAAACGATGCCGCCGCGCGCCTAACACCTTTTTTCTTTCCCGTTTCTACAATTTCAGACGAGGCAGCTACGACTAGTGGCCACAGCAGAACGAAAGGTGCAGGTATCAAGTCTTTTGATGTGAAGTTTACAGGGACGAATCCATACGAGGCACCACGCTTTTTGGAAGCCAACTTAGCTCTTTACGTTGACAATTTGGCGAATTTATTTGATGTTGAGAAGGGTTATGCCCCTTTGGCAGACCTTTTTACGATATCTATTGCAAAGTCGGCAAAGAAGAAGGAGATTAATGGGTCAACAGTTACGTCCGGCGACCTGGTCCGCCCAGTAGAGGTCGCAGCCACTCTGGGATATGCAGTACCCGACACCAGGCTGTTTACGCAGGAAGAGATAAAGGAAATAAGAGACTCAAACATATCTTTGAGGATGAATGTGGTGCATCACAGTATTAACGTTAATCAGGATGGCTCGGCAAACATAGACATTCAGTATACGGCAAGAATAAACAATGCCGGCCGCGACAGAATTTTTAGCACAACTGATAGTCCGGTCGACCTGCTTAAACGCGCCAACATAAGGCAGATGTTTTCACCTGAAAAAAAGAAGCTAGACTCAACAAAGAAGAAGCAAAGCGATGACCAAGCGCAAAAGTCTGTTAGAAAGACACAAATACAGAAGTCGATAGAGATAAGAAAGCTGATGAATATTCTCGAAAGAAATAAGAAAATTTACTTTATTGACACTGACGAGCCCACCTTGAAGAGTTATACTGAGCTTGGAGTAACCCTCAACGAAAGAGTGGCCTCCGGCGCACAGAAATTCGTCAATTCGGCCCTTGGTGCTATAGGTATACCCGCAGATGATTTGAAATTATTTCCAGGGTCACAAGATTTGACAAAAATGTTAGAGGATTTGGACAGCTCCAAAAGAAGAATTTACTATGTCACCTTTGGGGACCTGATAGAAGCGTTTTTTGAGAAGACAAGAGAAGGCTTAGATGACGCCTTAGCTACCCTTCAAAAGTCAGCTAAGATACCACCGTATATTGATATTAAGTCGTCCGAAGCGGATAAATTAGCAGCGGACGTGGGGATCAACAAAGAAGAACTAAGCAACCTAGTCACTATAGCTAAAAAAACTACAGACGAGAAAAAGAAGATTGCAAAAGTGCTTTCGGGCGCCAAAAAGCAATTATCGAATTATCGAATGCTGCTGCCCGACATAGAGTTTAAGAGTTACGTACAGCCAAATAATTCAGAAGAGACCACGAGGATTAACATAGCCGATATACCAATATCTCTAGAGGCTTATCAAGAGTTTATGTTTGATAAGATTGTAAATTCTTATAGAAACACATACACTATACCTCAATTTGTTAACGATTGCGTTAGCACTTTGTTGCCAAATGTATTTGGAAGGAATTGGTCCAATGTTGGTATTGCTTCTAAGGTTGTAAGCGCTCAGCCAACATTTACGTCGACTACGTATTCCGGACCCCGAATGAGACAAGCTCTCGCATCGCAAGCCGCCATGAGACCCGAAGCGGTCCCAAGCGGCCAGAAAGACTTTAGGGCAACAAAGATTGATGATGAAAGCGAGTACTTTGTTATATATCAAAAAGCAGATAGAGAGTTAGCACCAGATGGTTCTGGGAATCTAGACAAGGACTCTCGCGAAGGCATTTATCACTTTCTCTTAGGTAAGAATAGAGGACTCATAAAGGAGATTAACTTTTCGCGTTTTGATGTACCCTTCGCACAAGAGCAGTTAATGACAAATCAGGTTGGGCTATATGACGAACTTAAGATGCCATATAATGCCAATATTACTATGGTCGGTAACAACTTGTTTATGCCTGGTAGTCAAATATATATAAACCCAAATAACATAGGTTTTGGCTCAGCCGACGATGTAAACTCCCCAGCATTTAGAATAGGTCTTGGTGGATACTATACAGTCCTAAACATATCAACGAAATTCGATGGAGCAGGCTCTCTTACGACTTCGATTGAGTGCTCTTTTGGTTCGCATGCTTCAGAGGCAGAGGGCTTAAGTAACGCTGCTCCTAAACCGAAATCTTTAGACAATATGAAGAGAACGGAGGCCAGCAATGACGATGTCCCTGGTGAAATCCCAGATTTGGATACGACCATGGTCGAGGTTTCGCAGAGTCACTACTTATCACAACTCGTGGAGCTAAAGGACCCCTCAACAGGTAGAAATATTCTTGACGAGAATACTGCCCGCCGCGTTTCAAACGATTTTATATTACACCAGGATAGTAATGTTGTTTCAATCCCCGGTGTTGTAGATAAGGAAATAAATCCCCAGACAGGGGGTGTTCGATATAACCTTATCCGCGGCGAGGTAATAGAGATTGATGAATCTCGCCCTTCAAGCGAAGCTGTGCGACTAGTGAGTTCGACACAATTTAAGAAAACCCCTGCTAGAGGAGAGGGATAAAATGGCTGAAAAGGAAATATTTCTTGGTGGCTCGACGTCAATACTTAAAGTGGAATTCGACGAAAGATTAAAATACAAAAATTTAATTAATTATCCCGGGATGATAGACACTTTATACGATAAGCACGCTTATGGACTAATCAATGAGGTGTTTGAGCCGGTATATCCCGTTGGCGATCCTGCAGTGTTTGCTACTTTTCCTACTTTTGCACCAGATATACAGTGTTTAGGTTTCGTCGCGACAGCATTCGAGATATTTAGGGCAGCATATCTTGAAAGAATAAACAATACGGATAGAAACGCCCCAGTTTTCCTTGATGGTGTTGTTCCGGTTGCAGGCCACGAGTCATTCGAAAGGCTCTACGGGGATTACATTATCTATAACAGTGCAAAGTATTCCAGTTTTCTTCAAAATGATAAGCAAATTAATGATTATAGGTGTTATTTGACAGCTCTCAAGGAAACGTTGTCGAAAAATCTAAGGAATTTTCCGGTTACTAGAAGCGGCTTTCTCCTTTCTAGGCACAATAACGTTAGAAGTTCTGGCATGGTTTTGGAGCTGGCAAAGCTTGATTACAATCGTGACTTTGAAAAGGGGCAGATAGTCCAGAGTAGGGATTTTGAGTGTTTTGTGGATTATGCAGCTTCATCTGGTTTTTACGTTGACAAATTTAACCCTTGGAGATTGTATGCGAATTTAGACCACCCATCAATTCACTCCATACTTAGAAGAGGACAAGCCTCGGAATCGGATGAGCCACACACTAGACAACAAGCAAAAAACGTGTTAAATTCAATATATAGGCTGAAATCTCATGAAGACGACCTCTACGATTTGCAGGATTTTGTAATAAAAACTTACAATGACATGAAAAAAGTAGTTCCATTTTATGTAAGATCAGTGTATAATAGTCAAAACGCGAAAACAAAGGAAGAGAACGTATTCCGCCCAGAAATAGAAATGCTCTCCGCGGAAGAGTGGTTGGAGCTGCTACTATTCGTCCGGCTTATGGAGCTAGATATTTATACTGACACTAGTTTTGAAAAGAGCAAGACAAGTGTCCTACAGATTAACCAAATATATGGACTCAAAGAAGCTATTGGCAAAATAGGCCAAATAAGCTCGCAGATTATAAAAGAGAAATATGAAAAAAGAGAAGATAATACAGCCACTTGATATAGAGAACCAATGCGTAGGCATATATTGCGACAACAATTTTACATTTAATGACACTGAGATAAAACCTCTGGTAAAAGACAGCAATACTGCTTGGCGCCACTCCCCCATTTTTGAAGAAGACCAACAATATACTTATTTAAACATTTTCTTGAAAAATCAGCAGCTATCGGAGTACTCCGAAGACCCCATGGCATTATCTCAGGTAGAAGAGTTGCTGGAAGCACAAAAAAAGGCAGCTATTACAGCCAAAATCGATTTTTCAGAGCTTTGTTTCTATGACTTTCTGCCCGACCATTTGATGGGTAAGTGGTTCTCTCTTAGGGAGAGCGCTATGGTCCGAGCAGCTTCGCGAATAGAAAGACCTAAAGATTACGATATTTTACATAAAATTCACGTTCTTACCACAGACATAAGTAAGAGGGAAATTAATGTAGGAGAAAACAAAGAAAGAATTATTTATGATATTTTCTCTTCAGCAACTGGCCGACTTGCAACCACCAAAGGCTCATATCCAATCCTCAGCATCAGAAAAGAGGAGCGTGTTCAAATAAAACCTCAAAACGACCTTTATTTGGAACTTGACCTAAATGGTGCAGAAATTAGAACGTTATTAGCGTTTTCAGGGAAGAACCAGCCGGCATATGACATACACGAATTTAATAAAGACAAATGCTCGCGAAATCTATCGACAAGAGAAGAGGTCAAAGCACGTTTTTTTGCATGGCTATATAACCCCAATGCTAGGGACTATATGCTGGAAGGACTTTACGATAAGTCAGTGTATAGGAGCTACTACGATAACCACAAGATTTTGACGCCCTTCGGCCGCAGCCTGGAAACAGATGAAAGAAAAGCATTAAATTACTTGCTTCAATCAACAACATCTGATATAGTATTAGACAATGCTTATCAA